GAAACCGTAATCCGTTGCCGCGGCAAGGGCCGTGGGATACTCGGCCCATTCACAGCACAGGGCTATGGGGTCCAATTCAAGCTCCGTGTCCGTGTCATCCTCCACACGTTCAAGGTGCTCGAACAAAGCCCGCAGGGCATGATAGGAAAATTGAGACTCCCGGCCGTAAGCGCGGAAGGCGTCAACGAATGAATGGACGGTTATAATGGTTTTCATATGGTTTGTGAGGGCATCAATTGCCCGCCGTTCCCTTCAGTTGCCCGAAGGGAAGCGCGGAAAATCAGGCTTCGATGAAATGAACCGATCCCTTTCCGTGGGGCGGTATCCACACGTTTTCTATTCCATTACGGGCACCCGCGCAATTGACACACAGCGCAAGGGGTACCATCGCGATCGGAAGCGCAAAGGGACTCGCCAACGGAAGCTTCGGAACCAACCCGAAAGGTTGACCAGCCCATGCTGCGGGCGATCACAAGCTCCGCGATGCTGTCCACACTGGCCATCAAAAGGGTTTTCCACCCTTGCAAGGATAGCTTGCGCCATTGGTGGGTGTAACCTGTCCACCCCGAAGAAACGCCCGCAATAGCAAGCGCAAGGGGCAAAGGAAGATGAGTGGGGTCACCGTAGGCTCCGAAGCGGACTTTGCGGCCAACGAAACATTCGAGGGATCGAAGCAAAGGGTAGTTTCCAGCCCGCCACGACTTCCAGATCTGCAACGGAGCCTGTCCTTCGTTGACGTAGCATGTCCGCTCAACACCGTGTTTACCGTCAACTTCATGACCCCGATGCATGCAATTGCCGCAAATAATCCGATCAAGTCCGGATCGAATCGCGGTCACGGGATCTTCCGCTTTGCAGAGAATCCACACTTGGATCATGTCGCCGGTTTTCCGATTGTCAGAGGGGGTTGAAAAGCCGGTTGCGATGATCACTCGGGAGTCTTCTTCGTGGAGAATGAAACCGTTCACAGGGAACCCCCGTTGAAAAGGGCAATGATCGCTTGCCGATTCGATTCCCTTTGGTCAAGGGATCGCTTGGTTCTGCGGTAGTTGCTGCAATGGGAACCCCACGGATAATTGAAACCCGGGATCCCGAGATAGAAAGCAAGCGGGGTGACGTAGTTTCTAGTCCGTGATCCGTTCCTGTGGATCGCTTCAATCCAAGAGTCCGCCCGGGATCGCTTGAAACGGGTTTTCCGCAACTCTTCCCACACCCTTTGAAGCGCAAGGGAAGGGTCAAGTCCGGATAGCAACAACTCTTGGTATCGGTGAATTGGGTTCAATTGACACCCCCGACTAGGAACTCTGCAACGCAGAGCGCGAGGGCTGAGATTACGAGTGCCGCGCCGATTAAGAGCGCGAGGGCGGTTAGGAAGGGTTTCAGGGATTTCATGAGTTTGGAGAACTGGCCACAATGACCAGACCAGAGAGATCACCCTTGCGGGTAATCCACCGGATCCGGTCACTGCGTGATGCGGGCTGCAACGCAAAGTTGGTGATCGTGGGTTCCGTCGTCGTCGTCGTATCGGTAGTAAATCAGCCAATCACCGGGAGGTAGCCCGTCGTTTGCGCCAAAGCGGACGAATAGCATGCACCAGCAATCTTTCTCGGTTCCCGTCAAGATTTCGTGGCATCCGTGATGGGCGTCGGTAACTCCTCGGACCCAATCGGGCGTCGGGCTAATGGTTGCAATGGGAACGAAGATCCCCGGGCGCGTCCAACCTACGTTGTGGAAGGAAGCAAAGGGTTGTTCGGTCGTTTCGGTCGTTTCTAGTGTTGGAGATATCATGGAGTCACCTATTTATAACCCTTCTCTACTCGTGTCTACAAAATCTTAGAAAATGTGGCCAAGTGCACTTTTCTAGGGGTGAGTTGCGCTCATGAAAGCAAAGGCAAAGGTTGACCTGGTGAAGGTGAGGATGAGGGCAAAGCCGGAGAAGGGCACCAAAATGGTCCTGTCACCCGATACAAAAAACAAGGCGATGGAAGCGGCCAGGTACGGCATGCCGCTTGAACGCATCGCGATGCTGTGCGGGTTTTCATCAAGCGAGACCCAATGGGCCCGGTGGATCAATGCCAACCCGGCGTTCAGGAAGGAGCTTGATCAAGCGAGGGCAGAGGGTGAGTTGCTGCTTCAACGAAGGGTGATGAGCGGGGAACCCAATTGGCAATCGGCGGGGTGGATGCTCGAGCGCACCCGTGGATACGTAGCCCGCGCATCCCTCGAACACACTGGCAAAGGTGGCAAAGAGTTATCGGTTAGTGGCAATCTACTTGGTGCCTTTGGTGGTCAATCTAAATAGGATATGGAATAGGAATAGCGTAGTAGAATAAGGACTATGGTAATAGGACGACGGGTAGGGGGGACCACCCAGGAGGGGGGTGGGGTCTACCTCATACCCCCCATCCGCACCTAACCCAATTTTATGAGTGTCAAGCAAATTAAACGGAAGAAATCCCCTTCACTAGGAATGGGTTCGCATATCCCTGCATGGAAGCAGCGTAAGCTACTGGAGGAGGCACAACATTTGGCCAACTTCCCTAAGATGATGTTGGGGCTTCGCGATGTGTACCCGTGGCAGGAGAAGGTACTGGGAGCGTTGAACGAGAAGCATTCCAAGGTAGCACTCAAAGCCGCGAATGGATCTGGAAAGACGAGCATGGTAGCAGCGTCAGCGGTTGTCTGGCACATGCTCCGCTGGCCTGGTAGCCTTGTGGTATGTACGGCTGGTGTGTACCGACAGGTGGCCGATGCTCTGTGGCCGCATCTGCGTAAGATGATCAATGGATTGGGTGGCGAGGAGAATGGATTCTCGATCAAGGACGGAGAGATCCGCTATGTGTACCCGAAGAAGGTGGATGGCCAGGAGTTGGTGAGTAGGTGCATAGGGTTCAGCGCGAGCAATCCTGAGAAGGCAGAGGGCTGGCATGTGCAGGGTCCGAGCAATGATTTGCTGTATATTGTGGATGAGGCAAAGGCGGTACCGGACGGGATATTCCAATCGATGGAACGGTGCCAGCCAACGCGGACTCTGCTGATGAGTAGCCCCGGCGGGAGCAGCGGATATTTCTACGATGTGTTCCGGCGCAATGACGGGAAGTGGAATACATTTACGGTGACGGCGTTCGATTGCCCGCATATCCGGCAGGAGTGGATTAATGATCAGTTCGCCAGATGGGGCGAGGGTCATCCGCTTGTGAGGTCGATGATCTATGCGGAGTTCATGGAGGATGATGGGAGTTTGACGGCGGTGAAGACGATCGATTGGCAGAAGGTGGTTAGTGGCCCACCTAAAGAGGATAGCGAGGGTCAGCCATTGACCGCGGGTTGTGACTTCTCGGCTGGTGGCGATGAAAGCGTCCTCGTCATTCGCCAGGGTAATACCGTTAAGAGCCTAATCCGGTGGAGGGATAAAGACACGATGGCCAGTGTGGGTAGGTTTGTGTCTGAGTTTAGGAAGTGGAATCTGAAGGCTTCGGATATCTATGCGGATGTGGGCGGCATGGGTGTTGTGATGTGCGATGCCCTCCGGTCTGAGGGTTGGGATGTGCGGCGGGTTAACTTCGGGGAGCGGGCCATTCGGGATGATCAGTTCGTGAATCGGGCTGCGGAGATGTGGATCGAGTTCGGGCGGATGGTGGAGGAATCGAAGGTGAATCTGGGGCCGGTGGGAATGGACGAGATTCTATTGCAGCAGTTCGTGAGCAGGAAGGTGCGGACTAATGGGAAGGGGAAGCTGACGCTGGAGGGTAAGGACGAGTTGCGATCGCGTGGTGTAAATAGTCCGGATCGGGCGGATGCTATGGTGCTGGCGTTTTGCGGTGGTGGCGGAAAGCGGATGGATGATTACCTGAAAGCGTTGGGCGAGGATGGAAGGAGCTTGCTTGAAAGGATGGAGGATGAGATAGGTCCGGTGGAGGAAACCGGGTCTTCGCTTGCTGGATGCGAGGTTGGGGGATAGAAAGGGGGGCATACATTTATGATGAGCGACAAACAGCGGAATGCGTTGCACGGCCAGATTGTTCAGGGTGTTGCCCAGCGAAGCCCGTGGGAGATAAGGCAGACCAGGTGGTATGAGTTACGCCATCATGGGTTGCGACGTACCAATAAGCCTTGGCCAAAGGCCGCGGATCTGCATTGGCCGCTCATTGATACGGCGATCGAGAAGCTCAAGCCGCTGTTCCTCCAGCAGGCATTGGGCATGGATGTTGTGGCCAGCTTTGTTCCAATGCGCCAGCAGTTGAATGCGTACACGAAGGTAGCGGAGGACTGGTTCAATTATAAGATTCGGGACAAGACCAATTTCACGGATGAGATCCTGAGCTGGGTGGATTACACGCTGATGAGCGGGCGAGGCGTGATGAAATGCATGTGGAATCCTAGCGATAAACGGGTCGATTTTGAGGCGGTGGACCCGATGTATTTTATTGTGCCGGCCTACACCGTGGATTTGCAGGATGCAGATTGGGCGGTGCATGTGATGCCGATGAGTGTGGGGGCGTACAAGCGGTTGGCAGCTCAACTTGGTTGGAAGAGCGATTCCAAGACCATTGAACGGATTCGCGGTGACATGAATCATGATAGTACGATTCCGGGGGCAGCGACCGAGGATGCGGCCAAACAGTTGCGCGAGG